CGTTATAACAAGGCTAAAAATGGGATATTTTAATTTTCCGAATTCTGCAAATTATGGCATCAAATAAAATGCGTTGTAACAAGCATGGGAAAGTTTTACGAAAGCCGAAAGTGGAAAAAGAAAAGAGAACACATCCTAAGACGTGACAGCTATCAGTGCCAAGAGTCGAAGAGGTACGGCAAGTATGCGGAAGCTACGACAGTACACCATATCTATCCCCTGGAAGAGTATCCAGAGCTTGCACTTGTGGACTGGAATCTTATCAGCATGTCCACTGCACAACATGACAGGATGCACGACAGGAAGACAGGTAAGGTCACAGCTGCTGGATTGTACTGGCAGAGAAAAAGAAGAAGGGAGTTTGAAGCATGGAAAAAATCAAGATGTATGCAGTGAAGTGGAGAGGTAAAGCAAGCGAGTGTGAATATGAAGTTATGAATACGTTAGATAAGATAGGGCAAGTGTGCGTAGACGTACATGATGATGACATATTTACAAGCTACAGCATAGATGTAGATAAAGCATTCCAAACCGAAGAAATAGAAATGAAAATAATCACGATGAATAAAGAAACAGCAAAGAGCATGGTAGAATGGTTCAAAGATAAAGTTGGAATGGAAATGAAAATGGAAGAGATTGAGGTATCCCCCCTCCCTTTTGAGGATTAAAAATGTCGCCGGAGAATCGGGAGAGAGGACTCTTTCCAATAGCGCGGGATTCTGAAAATAAATTTTCCGGCAGATAGGGAGGTGAGAATAGGTGGCAAGATACATACCGCAAAGGCAAACAATTATTGACAGAACAGTTAAATACATGAAAGAGCTCGGAACCTACAAAGTGCAGTACAAACAGGTCATTGAGATCTATGCAGATATGATTTACCAGTACAATGTGCTGAGCAAACAGTTCGAAGAATCTGGATACGAAGTGATTCTGGATACAGAGAAAAGTGGGGGTAAAAAAAGCCCTATTCTCGTGAGTCTTGAAAACCTCCGAAAAGATATCGGGACATATTCTGACAGACTGATGCTAAATGCAAAAACGTACAATGCGGAGATTGAACAGCCGAAAAAAGAGAAATCTGCATTTGCATTATTACTGGAAAAACAGAAGGGGAAGTAAATGGACTTATCCCACATTAACAGTCCGCATTTCGATACGGCTGTTCGCTATGCGGAGGATATTGCAAATAAAAGGATGCTTGCAAATGAGGATCGAGTTCTTGCGTGCAGAAGATTTCTGTCAGATCTCGAAAGAGATGATCTGGATTTCCGCAGCGATCAATTTGATTTTGTGATCGATTTGATTGAGGGGACTATCCACCATGTACAGGGCGAGGATAAGAACGGAGTGAGTTTTAAAGGAACTCCGATGTTATTGACTGACTGGCAGAAATTTGTATGCGTGAACCTGTTTGGATTCTTTCGGAAAGGAACAGATATTAGGCGTTTCAACGAAGCGCTTATTTTTTTACCAAGAAAACAGGGAAAAACATCCTTCAGTGCTGCGCTTGCTGAAGCAAAGAGTATTCTGGACAGAGGTTCTGGTGCGAAGACATACATTGTGGCGAACTCGGTGAAGCAAACTATGGAAAGTTTTGGATTCCTGGTTGATAATGCGGAAGAATTAAAAGGCGATGTGAGGAAATTGCGGATCCGTGATAATAATCAGGAGCATTCCATTAGCATTGATTTTGGCGATGGAACAGCAGAAATGTATGCAATCGCAAACCAAGAAGATAAATTGGATTCTTTAAACTGTAACTGTCTGATTCTTGATGAGTTGCATTCTTGGAAAAGAGCCGGCGCAAAAAAATACATCTTGATGAAAAATGCCATGAAAGCATATAGAAACAAACTGTTGATCGGTATTTCTACGGCGGGTGATATTCCGGACGGATTCCTTGCGAACAGAATCAAAACATTACATGAAGTTTTAAACGGGACAATTACAGATAAGGCGTATGACTCCTATTTTATTTTTATTTGCAAAGCAGATCAGGATAAAGAGGGAAATGTTCTGAATAGCAAAGGAGAAATCACGACACTGGATGATCCGGAAGTACTACAGATGTGTACGCCGTCCATTGGAGTTACTGTTACAGTAGATGAGCTGATGGATGATGCAGCGCAGGCAATGAATGAACCACAGCTAAGAGCAGAATATTTGAATAAAACTCTGAATATCTTTACGAACGCTTTAAATGCATACTTTGACATTAACGAGTTTAGATCATCCGATGATGAATATAGCTGGACATTGGAAGAGCTGGCGAAGCTCCCAATCACATGGTACGGAGGTGCTGACTTGTCAAAGCTTCACGATCTAACAGCCGGAGCAATTTATGGAACATATAAAGACGTGGATATCTGCATTACACACGCTTTTTTCCCAAGGGCAGCAGCAATTAAAAAAGCGGATGAAGATGGTATCCCGCTGTTTGGTTGGGAAGAGGATGGATGGCTGACGATGAGTAATACAGCAACGGTGCTTCCCGATGACATTGTAAACTGGTTTATCTCCATGAAAAAGATGGGATTCAAAATCAAAATTGTTGGATTCGACAAGAAGTTTGGACGTGAATTTTTCTTAAAAATGAAAAAATCTGGATTTAAGATTCAAGATCAGCCACAGTATTTTTACGTGAAGTCTGAGGGATTCCGGCACATTGAAGTGAAAGTGAAGAATAAGAAATTTTACTATCTGCATTCGGATGCCTTTGAATATTGCGTACAGAATGTAAGGGCAATTGAGAAAGTGGATGACATGATCCAGTACGAAAAGGTAGACGGAGACGGCGGTGTAAGACGAATTGACTTATTCGATGCCGGCGTCTTTTCGTGTTGCCAGATGTTGGCGGACATGGCGCTTGGAAATGTAGCGAATAAATGGTTAAAGAGAGAGTAGGGGGAAGAATGGGCATGAAAACAGAATGCGAAATCCTTTATTTATGCGATGGGAAAAGATGCGAGAAATGTAGTGGAGATTGCAAACATACGACTGATATATCTCATGCTAAAAATAAGGATGATTTTATTGACAGAAAATATACTTGCCTTGGAAGAGCTGAAAACGGGAGACTGATTTTTGCAGAAGACGAAGAATAGGAGGCTAAAATGGCAAAGAAAAAGAAGCAGAAGAGTATCAGATCAGAACCACAGAATAAAGTATTTGTGTATCAGGGAGCTACGTTCTCTGATTTTTTATTGCCTTCCGGGTACACAACGCTGGCGCAGAACCCGGAAATTCGGGCGGCGTGTCAGAAAATTGCGGATCTGGTTTCCGGTATGACAATTCACCTGATGGAGAATGGCCCGCATGGAGACATCCGGATTAAGAATGAGCTATCACGGAAGATTGACATTAATCCGTATTCGCTGATGACGAGAAAAGCGTGGGTTTACAACATTGTTTACTCAATGCTCTTGCCGGGTGACGGGAACGCAGTTGTCCTTCCTGTAATGAGAGATGGATATATCGATGAGCTAATCCCTCTGAAGCCGTCCATGACGAGTTTTGAAGAAACGCCGACAGGATACAAGATAATCTACGGAAGTGAAGAATACGATCCGAGCGAAGCACTACACTTTGCGATCAATCCGAATCCGGAGTATCCGTGGAAGGGAACGGGATACAGGCTTGCTTTAAAGGATATCGCATCGAATTTAAAACAGGCGAATGCAACCAAAAAATCTTTTATGAGCGGACAGTATATGCCGAACATCATTGTAAAGGTAGACGCAGCCACGGAAGAACTTGCAAACGAAGCAGGAAGAAAACAGATAAGAGAGAAATATTTGAAAGAATCGAAACCGGGTGAGCCTTGGGTAATACCAGCAGAACTCTTGGAAGTATCCGAGGTAAAGCCGTTATCCTTAAAAGATATCGCAATTAACGAATCAGTTGAGATTGACAAGAGGACGGTCGCATCCCTGTTGGATGTGCCGCCTTTTTTCCTTGGAGTTGGAAGCTTTAATAAGGACGAATACAACAACTTTGTCCGGACACGGGTGAAGTCGATTGCGGACGTATTCCAACAGACACTTACAAAAGGTTTGATTCAGAGCCCACATTGGTACTTTAAATGCAATTCAAAGAGCTTGATGGCTTACGACACCAAAGAACTTGCGGAGATCGGAATGAACCTATATATCCGAGGAATCTACACAGGAAATGATGTGCTAAACCTGATCGGTGACTCTCCGAAAGACGAATTGAACGATCTAATTATCCTTGAAAACTTTATACCGCAAGGCATGATCGGGGAACAGAAGAAATTAAACGGGGGAGGTGATGAATAGTGGAGCGAAAAAAAGAAAACTTAACCAGATCGTGGAAAGCGGAGTTTGAAACACGAGAAGCGGAAGACGGAAAGAAAACAATTTCCGGTTATTTTGCTGTGTTTAATTCCGAAACAGAGTTGTGGCCGGGAGCTTATGAAGGGATTGCACCAGAAGCATTTGCGAACACCATGAGCAACGACATCCGTGCTCTGACAAACCATGATGACACACTTGTACTTGGACGAACAAAAGTCGGAACTTTACATCTGAGAACCGATACAAGAGGTCTATGGGGCGAGATCGATATTAACGAAAACGACACAGACGCCATGAACCTATATGAGAGGGTAAAACGTGGAGATGTGGATCAGTGCTCGTTCGGTTTTAACATCGTGCGTGAGGAAACGGACTGGAGAGATGATGGCACTGTGAAATGGACAATACGAGAAGTTGATCTGTACGAAGTGTCTGTATGCACATTCCCGGCTTATGAAGATACGGGCGTACAGGCGAGACATGCACAGGTGCAGCAGCACAGAGAGAAACAAGTAGAGCAGTGGAGAAACAATGCTATTAAAAGGCTGAAAGGAGAAAAGTAATGGCTTTAAGACAGTTGATGCTTGCGAAACAGATCGCAGACAAAGAAAAGGAACTGGAAGAAATGCGTGGAAAAGACGCAGATTTTGAAACAAGAGAAAAGGAACTGGAAACATCGATCAGTGAAGCGAACACCGAAGAGGAAAGAGGTGTTGTTGATGGAGAGATCGAGAAGTTCGAGCAGGAGAGAGATGCTCACAACGAAAGAAAAAGTGAATTAGAGACGAAATTATCTGAACTTCGCGAGCAGATGAAGGAGTATGAAAAAACACCGGAAAGAAGGGAGAAGAAAAAAGACATGGGTAGAAGAAATAAAGAAGAAATTGAAGAAATGAGAAGTGCGATTAACTCATTTGTAAAATCAAAAGGGCAGGTGAGAGAAGGGGGCTTTAAAGAAGTAGATGCAGGAATCCTGATCCCGGTAGAAATGCTGGCTGTTCAGAAAAAGCCGGAAGATGTAGTGGATCTGGGAAATTACGTGAAGAATGTAAGCGTAAACAGTTCATCTGGAAAATATCCAGTAATTGCGAAATCTGGAAGTAAAATGTCTACTGTTAAAGAACTGGAACAGAACCCAGAGCTTTCCAAACCAAAAATCTCAAATATCGACTATAGCATCGCAACAAGAAGAGGATATATTCCGATTTCTCAGGAGGCTATTGATGACGCTGACTATGATGTAACAGGTCTGATCCGGGATGAAATCAATGACCAGTCCAGAAATACAAGAAATACAGATATCGCAACTGTATTAAAGAGTGCAACAGAGAAAAGTGTTACAGGTCTTGACGGACTGAAAGATTTGGTAAACAAAGAAATCAAAAAAGTATATCCTGTAAAATTCATCATTTCCTCTTCTCTTTACGCAGAGCTGGACAAGCTGAAAGACAAAAACGGAAGATATCTACTGCAAGATTCCATCACTTCCGCAAGTGGGAAAATGCTGTTTGGCAAAGAGGTAGTTGTTCTGGACGATGATATGATCGCAGGAGCTGGAGAACTGAAAGGCTTTGTTGGTGACGCAAAATCATTCTGTACATTTTTTGACCGCAAGCAGGCAAGCGTTGAATGGGTAGATAACCAGATTTACGGCAAACTGCTTGCCGGAGTTGTAAGATACGATGTGAAGAAAACGGATACAGACGCCGGATTCTATATTACATACACACAGGGGGAATAGTTCCCTCTGACGATGTAGCCTTAGTTGGCAGAGGGAAAGTAGGCAAGGCAAAAGTAGGTAAAGCAAAATAGTATAATGGAGGTATTCAAAATGGCATACGAACCAACTACATGGAATAATGATGACGTTATTACAGCGGAGAAACTGAATAAGTTAGAGCAGGGCGTGAAGAATGAGCAGGTTGGACCAGCAGGGCCAGCAGGCCCAAAAGGCGATCCGGGTGCGCAGGGACCTGCGGGACCAAGTTACACTCTTCCAGCAGCAAGCAAAACAACACTGGGCGGTGTGAAACAGGCTGCGCTTGTAGCAGAAGCGGCAGGAGAGAATGTGACAAAGGCAGAATTCAAAGCACTTCTTGACGCATTAAAGGCAGCTGGACAGATGGCAAGTAAATAGAGGGAAACGCTATGAGAGCGATTGTGTTTCAATTGTTAAAAGACAGGGTTGGGATCTCTACAAATAGTAGGGATCCTGTTCTTTATGCGATTATAGATGGAATCCTTGATGAATGTGAAAACGTATATGGTATTCACATAACGGAAGAGAGGCATGACCACATCTTACTTATATTGGATTGGGCTACGTGGAAGTACAGCCATCCAGAAGACGGCGTGATTCCGAGAAGTATCCGGTTTAGGATAAATAATCTGATGATTAAGGCGGTGCAAAATGAATCGAACATGGGATGAGAAAGTGATATTGATATCTTCCAGCGGGTATGAAGAGGACGAGATCGGTCAGCAAGCGCCGATTGAAGTGGAGCAGGAGATTTGGTGTTGCAAAGAGAAAGTATCCCGAAATGAATTCTATCTTGCCGGACAGAACAATATGGAAGTTTCGGAGATTTTAATCGTGCATCCTTATGAATATGAAGGGCAGAGGTATATCCGATTTCGCGGAAAGAAGTTGAAAGTGATTAAGACATATCCAATCAGCACGGAAGAGTTGGAACTGACCTGTACGGAGAGGATTGAAAAATGAGTGAGAGTATAAGTGCTGACAGGCTGGCAAGAGAAATCATGCGGCAGATGGAAGAATACACAGAAGAAGTTAAGGAAACAACACAGGAAGTCGCAATGAACGTGTCTGGAAAAGCCGCAAAAAAACTAAGAGAAAATAGCCCAAAGAGCAAAAACGGAGGCGATTACGCAAAAAACTGGACTAGGACGACCGATAAATACGGAATAACAGTATACAACAAATCCCCAACATACCGCCTGACCCATCTGTTGGAAAAAGGACACCAGCTGAGGCGTGGTGGAAGAAAAATAGGTGAAGTACAGGCATACCCACACATTGAAGAAGTGGAACAGGAGTACATAAAGGAATATGTTGAAGAGCTGGAAAGGAGACTGTGAAAATGACATTGCCAGAATTAAAAGACAAGTTAAAAACGCTAGATCTTCCGATTGCGTATCGTTGTTTTGTAGTCGGTCAAGTACCAGAACTTCCGTACATTGTATACTATGTGGACGAAGATATCGGATTTTATGCGGATGACACCGTGTATTACGAGGGATGCGCCGTCACGATTGAGGTGTACACGGATCAGAAAGACTTGCAGTTAGAGAAAAAAGTAAAGCAACTATTAAACGATAATCAACTCCCGTATGAATCATACGAGAGTTTTTTAGATTCCGAAAATATGTATTTGAAAGCATACGAAATTGATATATAGGAGGTAACATATGACAGGAGCAACAAAAGCTGTACAGGCAAAAGAAAACAAAGTGGAATTTGGCTTAAGAAACTGTTATTACGCTGTTGTTACAGTGGATGAGAGTGGAAAAATCACGTACGGTGCACCGAAGAAATTGCCGGGTGCGGTAAGCATCACATTCGACAAGAGTGGTGATCTGATCCGATTTAAAGCTGATGACATTGATTATTACACAAACGCAAACAATCAGGGATACGAAGGTACTCTGACGCTTGCGAGAGTTCCGGAAGAATTCCGGACAGAAGTGTTAAAAGAGGAGAAAACAGAAAAAGGAGTGATTCTCGAAAACTCTGACGCACAGGTAGCGAATATCGCACTGATGTTTGAATTTCAGGGAGATGCCAAGGCAACTAGACACCTCTTTTATTACTGCTCTGTAAACAGACCATCTATCGGAAGTACAACAAAAGACAGTGGAGAACCGAACACAACAGAACTTTCGCTTGTGGCAAGTCCGAGACCGACAGACAACTTAGTTAAAGCATCCACAGCAGCAGGAGTTGATGAAGCAACATATAACTCTTGGTATACAACAGTATATGAAAAATCGGGGGAATAGCACCCCCTGAAGACCTCGCCTTGGTAGGCAGGGGGAAGATTGGAAAGGCAAAAGTAGGTAAAGCGAAATAAAGGGCGGAGCGATCTGCCCAAATAGAAAAAGTGGAGGATGTTATGGAAAAAACAATTTACATTGACGAAAAACAAGTGAAATTAAAATCAACGGCAGCATTGCCGAAACGATATAAAGCGCAGTTTGGAAGAGATTATTTTGCAGACCTGATGAAAGTAGCGAAAGTGTTTGGAAAAGGAACGAAAAGGAATTTTGGAATACAGGATATTTCTTTTGCTTCTCTTGACCACATGGACATGGAAGTATTTTATGACATCATCTGGACAATGGCTAAAACAGCAGACAGGACGATTCCTGATCCATTGGAGTGGCTGGATGGATTCGAAGTATTCCCGCTCAATGAAATCATGGGAGAAGTAAAGGATCTGCTTACAGACACCATGCCAACAAGTAAAAAAAAAATAAATGATAAAGATTCATCAAGTGGAGAGCCGTTCACAAATGAGTCTTTTTTTTATGTTTGCCGACAGGTTGGATTAACCAGCGAAGACATGGAAGAAATGACGATCGGAGACTGTCTGGACTATGTGCAGGAGTATATCGACAATCAGAAAAAGGATGAAAAGCCCACTGCAAGAAAAGCAACACAGGAAGATTTTGATAACTTTTAAAGGAGTGAGAAAGTGGCAAAGAAGATAAAAGGAATCACAATAAAATTCGGTGCGGATACAATGGCGCTCAGCAAAGCTTTGAAATCCGCGGAAGATACATCAAAAAGTCTTGGTGGAGAACTTAAGTCCGTAAATAGATTATTGAAATTTGACCCGAAAAATACGCAACTTCTCACGCAAAAGCAACAGTTGCTGAATGAGCAGATTGGAAACACGAACAAAAAACTGGATGCATTAAAACAAGCACGGAGTGAAGTTGAACAGAAGTTCAAATCTGGCGATCTCGGATTAGATGAATATCGAGAATTCCAGAGGACGCTCGCAAAGACTGAACAAGATTTAAAATCTTACACATCACAATTGGAAAAATTAAATGATGTATCCGGAAAAGTGGCAAGCAAGATTGATGATGCCGGAGAATCTGTTAAGAAAATTGGCGGTAAAGTTAGCGATGCAGGAAAGGCACTTGCTCCGTTAAGTGGAGCTTTTGCCGGTGCTGGGATCGCTTCTTCCAAGATGAGCATGGACTTTGAAGAAGCAATTGCGAAAGTAAGCACGATTGCGGACGAAACAGAAGTACCGATTTCCGAATTGGAAAATGGAATAAAGAATCTGTCAAATCAGACTGGTATAAGTGCAACAGAGATTGCAGATAACGTGTACGATGCAATTTCAGCAGGACAGAAAACGGGCGATGCTCTTGCGTTTGTAGAAAAGTCTACGAAACTTGCAAAAGCCGGATTTGCAGATGCTGGAAACGCGCTGGATGTTTTGACCACGATCATGAATGCCTATGGATTGGAAGCTGGTGAAGTTGGAAAAGTTTCCGATATGCTTATTCAAACGCAGAATGCAGGTAAAACTACAGTTGGGGAGCTTGCGTCAACAATGGGAAGGATTATCCCAACTGCAAAAGCAAACAATGTAGCACTAGATCAGGTAACAACTGGTTACGTAAAATTGACTTCTAATGGTGTAGCAGCAGCGGAATCCACCACATACATGAACGCAATGCTAAATGAGCTTGGAAAGTCCGGTACAAAAGTATCCGATTTGTTAAAAGAAAAAACAGGGCAATCATTTTCAGATTTGATGCAATCAGGAATGAGCCTTGCAGATGTTTTAGAAATCGTCTCTAATGGGGCGAAAGAACAAGGTCTGGCATTTGGGGATATGTGGGGAAGTTCAGAAGCGGCAAAGGCTGGACTCGTGCTTCTCGGAGATGGAGCGCAGGAGTTCAATGCAGCGCTTGACGAAATGCAAAATTCAACGGGTGCAACAGAAGAAGCTCTTGGAAAACTAGAAACGAAGTCTGATACATTCAGAAAAACATTTAATGAGCTAAAAAATGTGATGATTGAACTCGGTGACGCATTGATGGAAGTGCTTGCACCAGTGATAGATACTGTCGTAGAAAAAGTGAAAGAGTTTTCAAAGTGGTTTTCTGGGCTGAGTGATGAATCAAAGAAAATTATAGCAATAGGGACAATAATTGTGGCTACATTATCGCCTATATTAATAATAATAGGGAAGCTAATAATAGGAATTGGCACAATTATTAAAGTAGTAGGATCTATTGTTGGTTTGATCAATCCTGTCACGCTAACAATAGCGGCGGTTATCGCTGCAATAACTGGAATCATCCTTGTGATAAAAAACTGGGGAGATATCACAGACTGGCTGTCCAAAAAATGGAATGCATTTAAAGATTGGATGTCTGGATTATGGGACTCTATATCGGAAAAAATCCAGGGAGTGTGGAACGGCATTAAGGATTTCTTTGCTGATATCTGGGAGCAGATTTATAACGTAATAGAAGGACCTCTGAAATTTATCGAGGGAACGATCGGTGCGGTTATGTACGCGATTCAAGCTGTTATTTATACAGTATGGGAAGTAATAAAATTTGCATTAAAAAGCGCATGGAATTGGATAAAAGACACGGCAAGTGCTATTTTTATCCCTGTTGCGAATTTTTTTACTGATACATGGAATGGTATAAAAAACACGGCAACTGGAGTATGGAATGACATTAAGAATACACTTGGCGGAATTTGGGATTCAATCAAAGAAAAAGCTATGGATGCATTCTCGTCTGTATGGAAATTTATCAAAGACGGTTTTAACAGACTAAAGGACACGCTTGGTGGAATTGTAAAAGGAATTGCACAGGCAATCGTAAATCCGATTGGCGGAGCGGTAAACGGCGTGATTAACGGTGTGAACTGGGTGCTTGATAAAGTAGGATCAGACAAACAATTTGCATTGTGGGAAGTTCCGAAGTTCGCAAGAGGAACAGGTGGCATCCAGAAAGACACGCTTGGTATCGTGAATGACCAGAAAGGATCTACATATAAAGAAATGATTATACCTCCGGACGGAAAACCGTTTATTCCAGAGGGACGTGACGTAGTTCTGCCACTGGAAAAAGGGACGAAAATCATGCCAGCAAACCAGACGAAGAGTTTTCTGGAAGAACTCCCGCATTTTGCGAGCGGAATCGGTGACTTTTTTGGAGGGATCTGGGATACAGTTAAAGACTTTACCGGAAGCGTGTGGGACTATATTACTCACCCGAGTAAAATTGTGCAGATTGCAATCGATAAATTTACGGATTTGTCTGGAGCATTCGAACCTTGGATTTCCGTGGCGAAAGGAGCAGTGAATACGGTGTTAGACAGCGTGGTCGGATTTGTAAAAGGAATTTTTGATACGCAATCGAACGTTAATTACAATCCGAGTGCTGGTGTGGAGCAGTGGAGAACGCTTGCAACAAGAGCACTGCAGATGACAGGGCAGTATTCAGAAGCAAATTTACAGAGATTGTTGTACCAGATGCAGACAGAATCCGGTGGAAACCCGAATGCAATCAACAACTGGGATATCAACGCAGTTAATGGTACTCCATCTAAAGGTTTGATGCAGGTTATTGATCCGACTTTTAGAGCTTATGCAATGCCGGGATACGATAAAAATATCTACGATCCATTATCTAACATGCTTGCGTCCATCCGATATGCGGTTTCAAGATACGGAAGTCTTGCGGCTGCTTATCGTGGAGTGGGATATGAGAATGGTATCGGAGACATCAATCTGTCCGATTTATTACCAAGTCTGCCGATGTTGGATGTGAAATGGTTTAAAGACGGTGGAATCCTTACCAAACCAGCATTATTCCAGATGCCGTCCGGAGGAATCGGAGGGGCTGCGGAAAGAGAAGCAGAAGCGATCACACCACTGCGATCGCTAAAAGGTTATATTAAGGAATCAATCTTGGAGATTATGGGCGAAAAGGATATTAATCTAAATATCAATCTGACAACGACGCTGGACGGAAGAGTTGTCGCACAGCAGACGGTAGGATATGCGAGGCCGATGATTAAAAAGATGGACAATTTTGAAAAACTATTAGGAGGGGAAAGGATTGGGACTACTTAAAGCAACCTACGGTGGCGTGGAGATTCCGGTTAAGATTACAAGGCTTGACCGGAATTTAACGCCGTCTATAACAAACAACACGAGAAGTATCGAAAACATAAATGCTGGAGAATTTCTGTATTCCACATACTCTCCAAAGCAGATCGTGATGGAGTTTCAGATTGCGAACTCTACAGCAAGGGAATTAAGCGAGTTCCGCCGGAGGATGGCAGAGATTCTGTATAGTAAAGAACCAAAGAGACTGATTTTTTTCGACGAACCAAGCATTTACTATGAAGCAATCGTGGATGGGGAACCGGTGCTGGGAGAGGATGATATGTACAGTAGCGGATCAATCACATGGCTCATTCCAGACGGAGTAGCGTACTCAACCGCAGAATTCACCTTTGACGGAGTACAAAAAGACGGCTACCAGACAATTACCATCCAAAACAACGGCACCGAATGGGCGGATGTGGACTATGAGATCACGCACCAGCACGAAAACGGCTTTATCGGACTGGTTAGTCAGTATGGAGTGATCCAGCTCGGCAAGCAAGAAGAGACAGACGGAGAGAATTACGAAGCATCTGAAGAACTGTTTAACGGTTATAGCTTGTTTCAGGACGATCGCGGCACCTCTTATCAGAATCCGGAAAACACCACACAGGGAACACTCGAAGTCAAGAATGTTGCCGGATATAACGTGATGGCATTAAAAGGTGGACAAGCAACATCCGGATACTGGAATGGCGGAATGAGAACACTTACTATCCCGGTTGACAGCGAGGGCAGACGTGGAGCGAAAAACTTTTACTGTTACACGCAGCACTGGTTCGAGACTGGATTGATGGGACAGACGGGAGCACAGACTATTGCGTTTCTTACAGGGAAAAATGAAGTGATCTGCTCTATGTCTATTAACAAGAGTGATACGGTTGGTAATACGGCGCATGTGGACTGGTTCGCACCACAAAACAAGAAGATCAAGACACTGGATTTCCAGCCGACAGCTTATGAGGGAAACCCATTTAATTTAAAGATGGGTGGCGGGCATAATGATTTCTTAAAAGAGGGTGACCGGCTACGGATTTTTTGGTACGGTCAGTATTATTACTTCACTATCCCGGAAATTAAGGACATGGCGTGTGAGAAGATACAGGTCTGGATCGGGCAGTGGGGAGACCGAAATCTATCAAACCAGTACGTTACACACAACTATTTAAAAAGCATCCGATTCCGGAAAGACAATGTCGATAAGTATAAGGATGTGCCGAACCGGTATCGTGCCGGAGATGTGGTGTCTATAGACGGAGAGAGTACAAAGGTCTATGTAAACGGGATGCCGGC